ATCTTTTGCATCTGTTGACCCGTCATCTTTTGCATCTGTTGACCCGTCATCTTTTGCATCTGTTGACCCGTCATCTTTTGCATCACTTGCTGGCTTAGCATCACTGAGAGGAGTTGATAGATCCTCACTACCACTTTCTATGTAACCTTTAATGTCTTTACCGTAAGGTATACCTTGACCGTCTAAAAAGTCCTTAACCATCTGACCTTCAGGCTCAGTTACTTTAGCCATTGTTTGTGTATTTCTTACATAAACTTGCTTGCCGCCACTTATTGATCTTACTCTATCTCTTTTACCAACAGGATCTTTTACAATATAAAAATCACTTTCGCTTTCATCCATTAGTGTATCAATGTAGAACGTTGCTGGAGGCAATCCTAAGTAATCTAATATATCTTGTGGGAGCGGAATAAATCTACCTTTGCCTGCATCTGCATCTTGCCCAGCACCAGTAGCTGATGCTACCCCCTTAGGATCATTTTTAATAACCTGACCCATTAAGTCTTTTACAGACTTAGGTAGTGTCATTTGATATTCTGTATCGTCGAACTTTGCTTTGTGCTTTGCTAACAAGTCTGAATATTCTTTCTGTTCTGCGGCTGATAATGCTTCAAGCAAATTACCACCTTCTAGAATATTCATAAAATATCTAAACTCTTGTGATTCAGCTTTTACTTGTTTGGATAATTCAGCCATTCTCTTTAGATCATCATAAAAAGTAATGACGCCGGGAATGTTACCCATTTTCTCCATTGCACCTATTGTGTTTGGTCCTGCATCACCGTCTTGTTTTGCTCCTAGCATTTCCTGTAAACGCTTCACAGCATCTACAGTACCTTTGCCATACTTTCCATCTATGGACATTTCAATGCCCATATCTTTTAATCTTGATTGTAATTCTTTGATAGCATCTACTTCGTCAGTATCATTGGCAAGTCCGCCTTTACCACTTTTGGCAAACTTTGCTAGAGCACCTCTTGGTGTGCTATCCTTTTTCTTTTTCTCTTTCTCTTTATCAAAGTCGGGATCAGTTATTGCTGGATCTCCATAAACATCTTTGTTAATGTCTTGGGCTGTTTTTTCACCATCTAAGTCTGCTTGTGCTGGATCCACGTCTGCATCTTTTCCTGCGGCTGACTTTGTCGCTTTTGCTTTGTTTGCCGCGGCATCAAAACTTGCTTTTGCTTTTTCTTTTTCAGCGGCTATTGCTATTTCTTTATCATACTTCCATTTATCTACAAGGTCCTGTGCAAAACCTATATTTGCATCATTAATTGTTTTATTTTTTATAGCAGAGTTCATTGCATCAACAATTTGTTGGAGTTCTAATTCTTCTGCATCTGATAACTTTTCTTCATTTAGCTGTTTGTATAGATCACCAAATACAGATCTAAAATCTACATTAGCCATCATTACTTCGCCTTTTTGGGCTTTCTTTAGAAGTTCTTCGTATCTATCTATATACTTCATGATATTATCATCAGTTATAGAAATTCCGCCTGCTTTGTCTGCATCTTTAGCTACATCTGTCTTTATTTCTTTACCAGGTACTTTAGTAGTACCTTTAATTTTTGCATCGTCACCAAAGAATTTCTTTAACTGTTCTACAGTACCATATGTACGAACTTTTACATTATCTTTGTTAATCTTGTCTACATAGGGTGCAGTTCTGTCTATGTTAAAATTACTACGTTTTCCGTTTGATTGTATTCTCCATTCTTTGCCTGGCTTAGAATCTTTTGCTTGAGCATCATCTGCCGCGCCTTTCATTTTTAAATCAATCCTGTATTTTTTTGCAACTTTACCTGGAAGCAACCCTTTATTGTTTTGATCAATAGCATCGTCGTTGTCGCCTCTACCTAATTCATATCTATCAAATTCATCAACATCTGTAGTAATATATCTACCATTGTTCATGAACATGCCTTTTAATCCTAGGCGTTTTGCTATTTTACCAAAATATTGTCTTTCTAAGAAATCATCTGTAACTACAAAGTTTTTTATACCAGTAAATATATTATCATTATCTTTGCCGTCATCCAGTGCAAGTGCCATGTCGAAACCTTTGTTTAACACAGCATCTCTATTAATCATTTTACCTTTGCTGTGTCCTGCAGATCCTCTAAGGACTGTAGCAACAATTTTATCTATCTCTTTATCAAATGTTGCTTCTGTAAGTATTTTGTGCCCTTCAGCAATGGTAATAAAATTTCTCATTATTTACTCCCTATAGGACTTTTGGTGTTTTCAGTATCGCCAATATCTTTTGATTCTCCTGGCTTTACACCTTCAACAGCGTCTATTTCTCTTTCTTTTCTTGCAGTTTCTAATTCTTTGAGTAGGTCCATAATCCTGTTACCACCTACCTTGTCTTGACAATCAGGATCAGCTGATTCCATTTCTTCTGTGGTTAGTTTTGCTTCATATGGTTTTTTCTCTGGATTATCTGGTTGGTATTCTTCAACTGGGTCAAACTCTCCTCTTACAATACAATATCCGTGTGAGCAAGGAATTGAATCACATAAGTACTTCTCTAACAGGTGTGCTGTTACAGGGTAACCTACTTCTGCTTCAAAGTGTGTCACTTGTTGATTTTGTAATTGTGGAAAGTCCAACGGCTTTTCTGAAATTGGCGTTGTTTTCCCTTTTGAAAACCCTATAACTTCATATTTGTTAAGTGCTGTTTCCATTTTGTTTTCGCAATCTTCAGGCAATTCACCTGCAATGCGTATTTTAAATTTATAAGTCTTTTTAGACTCTGTTAGATATTCTGCAAATTTTTTCATGATACTGATCCTATATTATCTATTTATCCATATTCTTGAGTTTTTCTAATATGCTGTTACGATCTGCAACTATATAACCTTCGCCTTGAACTATTTCACCGTTTGGATTTATGTCTTTATCCAGCTTTTCTTTTTTCAACTGTAGCTCTACCATTTTAAGTTTTTTTTCTAACTTAGCATTTTTTGCATCTAAATTTGTTTTCAGCATTTGCCCTGCTACTTCAAATATCCTACCGCTATATCGAGATTCTACATTCATACCCAAGTCCATAAGGTCTTCGTAAGCATCCATGGATTTTACAGCTACTTCGTCTAGCTCACCATCGCCTAAATCTCCTAATCCTTTTACCTGTGGTAAAGCCGCTTGTATCTTATCAAGTTCCTGTATACTACGTATAGTATCTTCTTGTTCTACAATAGCAGATTCTTTTTTTTCCTCTTTGTCCTGATCAATAATTTCTTTTGAATCAGGTAGATTGAGAAGGTCTTCGAGTTTTTTAGTCATAATAGTTTCCATTAAATACTAGTATTATTTAGTGTTGATAGCGGATCCTCGGCCCATTCTTCTCTGTCAATTTTGACATACCAAGCTCTATAAGGCTTTCCGTAACCTTCAAATTTAGGGTTCCATAAGTATTTACGCATCCACTTATCATATCCTTTGCCTGACCCTGCGTTATTTGTTTTAATAAAAACTCTTTTTACATGTTTAAAAACATCATTAAAGAAAAACACCCAGTCAAATCTTGTTCCTTGTTCTAGGTATTTCTTTGCTGGTCCGGCAGTTGCTAGTGAGTCAAACGTTGTTCTAGTAGCAGTAAACAAATCGTATTTTCCAGGAAACTTCATAGGCTTTCTATTATAGATGTACATAGGATGTACTTTGAGATTTATAATTTCCCAGCACAATGGATATATTTCTCCTTCAAACTCGTCACCTATATCAGTAGCCTCTACTTGAATGCCTTCTTTCATTAACAACCAAGGAAGTAATCCGATTCCGGTACCGACATCGATAGCAGTTTTTATTCCGTCCAAATTACATCTCTGAACAAAGAATTCTTTCTCTTTTAAATAATGATCCCATTTACGTAAAAACTTTGCTCCTACACCATACTTGTCAGGATATCCGTGATTAGTAGTTTCTATGTTTGGATTTCTTAATAATTTTTGTAATATTTCTTCTTTATAGTCTATTATCATTATCTATTACCTCCTTGATGAAATATATCATTTTCAGTAACTACTCTAAAAGTTATCCTATTTTGTCTACACCAATGTCTCGCGGCTTCCCACTTTGCTTGGTTCAATATGTAACTTGCTTTGTTGTGATTACTTCTACCAACCTTTTCTCTCAATGCTTGGTTTGCAGGTTTTACTTCAATACATTCTGCTTTAGGTTTACCATTTCTATCAGTATATGCAATAAAAAAATCTGGTACATACACAGTATGTTTTCCTGTTAGTGGATTTCTATATGGTATCTTAAATGCTTCCGAAGCCCATTGACTAACACTTGGATGCTCGTCGCAAAACCGCATGAAAGCAAATTCCCAACTGCTTCTATATGTTGGCGTTTTTCTACCTGAATATTTTTCGGGATTCTTTAAGGTATATTTGCCTGAAGCAAACCTAGCCATATTACACCACTACGTTTCTACGTTCACCGTACTCAAATGTAGGAGTAATTTTAAAACCTAATGTAGACGATTTGTTTCTTTGGAAGTTTAAAACTTGTGTTACTACTTTACTTAATTGTACTTCGTCAAATCCTTTTAACGTATCTAACAATTGGAATACATTAACTTCATCTAGTTTAGCTTGTGTTAGTAATGCTTGACTTACAGAAATTGCGGCTGTTTTATCAAAATCTCTTTTTGTAAAAAATCCAACAACAGCATCAAAATCATTGGCGGAGAATTCTAATGTTTTATTAAAATAATTATTAAAAAATTCTACTACCCGTTGTTCTGACTTTTTTTCTTTGGGAGGTAACGCTGTATCTTCTGCCATATCAATATCCTTTACTTAGGAAAAATAGTATTTGCAACACCACTAACATCTGATCCACCGATGCCGCCTATGGTGTCTTTCAAAACACTAAATCCTCCTGCTCGTAAACCGCTTGAATTTAAATTTTGTACATTTCCTATTAAGTTTGCACCTGCTAGTATAGCTGATAATGGGCTACTGAATCCTTTACCAGTTCTTGCATAATCAAATAAATCTATACCTGCACCTAGTATTCCGCCTAAGCCTACATTACCACCACCTGCTAGTGTAATTGGACTAGGAGTAGTATCGTAATGTGAAGATTCTCCAAAGCCTTTAGGATCACCATTAGCACCTGCTGTTACAGGTCCACGATCATACCATACTGCTTCATATTTAACTGTCATTTGATTTTGCATAGTTCCACTGCCGTCAGCCATGTCAACTGAATCGTGTGCCCAGTTTTCTATAATTGGATTGACTAATGTATAGGTAGTATATGTATGTCTGGATAGTTGACTAATTTGTATGTTTGTAAAAAAAGGATCTGTAGAATCGTTATCTAAACCGTAACGATATTTGTTTAGCTCTGGTCCAGCATATGTATTATCTCCTGGACTTGCAGAACCAAAAGATGATCCGTCTACTGCTGTTCCTGTAAAACTTCTATTATATGCAACAGGGTATTGTCCATATTGTCCGTCTACAAAGTAGTATCTGTAGTATGCTTCAAGCATAGCAGTTGTTATTCCAAGATTATCGTCATGGAATGTAATATTTACAGGTTCATAGGATATACTTGTTTGTACATTTTTTACACGATTGTATTTTTTTCTAGTATCAACCATCGCAGAAAATTTAGGTAAGTCTGCTGACTTTACTAAAAGTCCTGCTTCTAACTTATGTCTATTTTCAAATGTTGGAAAACTTTTTAATGCTAAATTACCAAATTGGAATGCTACATGAAAAAGGAATTTAGCTTTAGGAGCAAGCCTAAACGAGTCGTCAACAAACGTGCGAGATGCATGACGAAAGTCTGCTAAGTTACCTTTTGGATTTAAAACACCTGATGCTAGGTTATCTAAAAATCCGTTAAAATTAGCCATTAAATAAATCTCCTGTTACTAATATTTATCTTTTGAATTTAAGTGCGTATATAAAGAGAAAGGGGTGCCTAAACACCCCTTCTAATAGATTAGGATTTGTTGCTGTTAGGCTCCAGCGCCTGTAACTAGCGTATTAACTGTTCTACCAACTGCTGTACCAATACCAGTACCTTGTGGTGTTTGAACAGCGTTGTCGTAACGTACAGCAAGTGTTACTGTAACTGGTTCTGTACCTGCTGAATATGCTAAAGTATTGTAGTTTGCACTTTCAAGGTAACAACCATAAAGTTCAAATGTTTCAAGTACAGTTGGTGTATTAGCACCGTTACCACCGTCTAGTATTTCAATTCTTGTTGCGAATTTGTAATCTAAACCTGATGCCGCACTTGATTGCTCGTAAAAGTCAAATTGTTTCTGTAGTTGCTCGCCAACAAGTTTTTGAACATTGTTATTAACATCTTCACGTAAATTAATAGTGATTGGCTCCCAAGTATGTTTACCAGCTAGGTACACTCTTGAGTTGTAAATGTCAATGGTCATTTGATCAAAACTTACGTTTGGTCGAGTAACATCAACTACTTGTTTTGTTAGTTCTGTTGTTGGTGTTGAAACACCAAAGTTTTCTAAAGATAGCCTAAATCTATATTGCATTTTAGGCATTAACAGGCCTTGGTTACTAGCAGAATCGCCGCTTGCCAAAGGCACAGTCATTTTTGATAGTGTTGATATTGCCATTATTTTGCTCCTAATCTAATATTATTTATCATAATTACAGTCCTGCTATTTCTCCAGTATTTTTGAGTCTTAGTGGAATGTATATGAATTCAACTGCCTTGACAGGTTCTACAGCAATATCTAAGTATAACTCATTTCTATCAATTCTTGCCGGAGTATTGTTTGATTCGTCACACACTACTAAGAAGTCATATAATGCTCTTTGACCAACAAGTTCAAGCATCAAACTTTCAGCCGCTTGTTTAATTTCATCTCTAGTAATCTTATCGTTTGGTTCAAACAAGTAAGGTTTTGCAAGTGTATTAAGTTGGCTACGTAGATAAATTACAAGCCTAGCAACATTAATTCTATCTAATGAACTTGCTGTAAGTTGTCTAGTTTTTTGTCCAAAGTTCACTAAACCTGCACCTGTAATGAATGTAATTGGGTTAACATTATTTGCGTATAATGTGTCTCTCAATCCCTCATTAAGTGCAACTGATTTAAATTCGCCTTCTGCTGTAATAAACCCTGTTGAACTTGCGTTTGTAATTCCGCCTCTTCTTGTACCTGCTGGTGCAAACCATGGAAACGAAACTTGATCACTAAGTGCAATAGTTCTAAGCATCATGTGGCTCGGTGGTACTACAACATTTTTACCAAAGTTGTCGCTAGTAAATCCACCTGGATAAAATACTGCTAAGTATGGATCCGATGTTACCAATCCGTTGTCATTATCTTCAACGGCTTTGTTAACATTAGTAGCCCAGTTATTAATATCTGTTGCGTTAGCTTTTAATCTAAACGGTGAATCTCCAACTACAAATGCTGTAAGTCCTCTATCGTAGTTTAGTGATTTCATTTCGCCGATTAGTTCTGGATAACCAGGGCATGCCATCATATTAAAGATTCTTGATTCGTCATCTCTAATATCATCATTACTATTAACCATTGCTTGTAATGATTGTATAATAACTTTACGCTGAGCTTTTCTACCAAAACTACCAGAACCATCTGGTTGATTTGCTGATTCAGTTACCCAACGATCTGCATGATAGCCAGCCATTGACTGGTCGTTAAATCTAGTATTGTTTGTTGCTGTGTTAATATAGTTTCTCTTGTACTTCTTAACATTAAATCCACTTCTTCTTGTATTGAAAAGCAACATGCCTTTTGGATACAATGCTGGATCTGGAGCGTCTGGGTCCATATAGTCACTTGCCATTAAGTCTGCAATAGTTCCTGGTGTGGAAGAGTTTGCTCCTTGTGTATTGTATCTAGCATCAGCAAACAGTATACCTTCGTCTGTTGTTTGGTCTCCTGTATCCATTGCAAACCATCTGTTTGCAATAGGAAGATCAGTTCTATCAGCATTATGTTTGTAAATTTTTGGATAATTTTCTAAGTCTGAAGTGTCAATCCATAAGTCTCCAGTTACTAGTGCAGTTCCGTCACTTTGTAACACTGGCGCTGTTGCAGAAACTGTAGGACCTTCTGGATCTGGAGTTTTTGTGCTATCTGCATTATAAAATGGAGATGCTGTTGAACTCTGTCCACTTGATCCATCATAAACATAACCTACAAACTCACTGCCGTTGTGAACTAAAATATCTGCTTCGTCAACTGTTGAATTGTACCATAGTGTACCTTCAGTAGTTGTAGCAGTAACTTGTGTGTCACTAGCTGTGTAGCTTAATACTCTCCAAGTAGTTGCTTGAAGTTGTAATGGATTTGTTGATCCTGATGTTCCCTGTGCATATTGCAGATTAGGTGTTCCGCTTGTAGCTGAAACATAAGGTGAAAATCCTGCATTTGTTAGTACACTATTTGTATCAACAAATTTCATTTCACCACCTAATGCATGTGATATAACAACAGTATTAGTTGCGGTAACTGTAGCACTAACATTCTCAATATTAGCTGTGTTAATTGCACCTGCTAATACTCCTGCATCACTAACTGCACCTGTATAAGTTGCAGAAACTGTTATTGCCGCGTTAAATGCTAGTTGTGTATTATCTGTTGAAGCTACAGTAAATGTTTTAGTTCCTGAAGAAATGCTTCCTGAAATAATTTTGTTACTTGTAATAACTGTAGGAGCAACACCTTGTCTTCTAAATATTTTAAAAGTACCTAAAGGCTTTGTATCGCCTGCAACATTACTTTGTACATAAAGGTCTCCGGTAAGCATATTTGTTCCACCACCGGTTTTATCCATTTCATAAATTGCTTCTCTATGTGAAGGATAAATTCCAGGGTTTACTGTTTCCCAAAGCTGTGTACTGTTATTCCATTTTTTAACTGAATATTTTGCACCAAGATTGGCTGTGGTTGTTTTGATCCATACAGAACCTGTTGGTCTTGAGTAAGTATCAGCAGTTTTATATTCTGGAATATTTGTATGTTTTGCAATAGTTAATGCTGGCGGATAAAACGTACCAGCAGTTATTCCTAACTCTGTAAGTTTAGTTGAATCGCCACCTATTAGCACATCACCTGCTGTAGTTGAATCTTCAGCGGCACTACCTGTACCGTCACTGTAAATCTCTAACTTACCGTCAACTGCTTCTGCTGTAACTCCTGTAATAGAAAGTCCATTAATTGTAGAAGCAACGTTTGCTACTGTATTAGCTGACGATATTGATACTGATGTACCATTAATACTTATTGAAGCAGTTCCAGCAAATGTTGGATTTGCTACAGAACCTTGTATTGTAGGCCAACTCTTGCACCAAGGATCACTACCTACTAGTACCCATGTACCACTTGTATTTCTGTAAAATACTTTATTTAACGTAGAAGTTGCAACAACAGCATAATCACCAACTTTACCGACTGTGCTGGCAGGGATGTCGCCGGAAAATCCGTTAGTACCTAATGAACCTGTGTTAACAACTTTTGTTGTATCTGTAATTACAATTGGAACCTTGTTTGTAAACACTTGACCTTTGTTTAATACAGAAGCACCGTTCCATTCTTGAACGCCCCATAATGTATTTGCTGTGTCAAGCCAATAAGTTCCATCTGCAGGTGTTGCCGCAGGAGCTGTTGTCGAAGCATCTAGTTGACTTGTGTCAACGTCTGCTCTCACTACATAAGCTCTGTTTGCAATACCTAAATATGAATAAGCCGCTTGTAATCCATACTCGTTTAATTCGCTTCCGTGTATTGGATTATTGCTTGTATCAGTTTTGAAGACCGGATCTCCAAAATTGTCTACTAAATCTCTTTGTGAAGTTAATAAGTACACCTTGCCTGCGTTTGTAGCTAATGTACCTGGTGCTGTTCCTGTACCTGCACCGTTTTTCTTGTTTGCCGCACTAGCGACAAATATCATTGGAAGGGTACCTGGTTCCGCGGGTGTATAGAAACTTTCATCTACTACGCTAACCGATACTCCTGGTGATACTAATCCTGCCATGTTAATCTCCTATCGTGGACGTCATCATTCTACTTGTATTTAGCAAACAAAGTTGAAAACACCCATACAAACCTGCATGAAAAGGGGCGGAAAAGGTGAGCTAAATACAACATGAGACCGATATGTACGTTATGTGTTACTAGACCCGCCGCTATAAATTACAAAAAAAATAATAGAACATACTATAGAAAAAAATGTGAAGTATGTTTAAAACATAGTGGTGCAAACTATGGAACTCCTAGATGGAAACAAGTTGGCTACGAAAAGAAAAACAGTTGCGAAAAATGTGGATATAAAAGTTCTCATTCAGAACAGTTTAATGTATTTCATATAGATGGAAATTTAACTAACTGTAATTATAGTAATTTAAAAACTATCTGTGCTAACTGTCAACGTCTTATACAAAAAAACGGTGTCAGATGGAAACAAGGTGATCTTTTACCAGACTTTTAAGATCTTCAGTAGTTCCGTCGTTTGCTAAAATGTAATCCATTTGTACATTGGCCCAAGCCCATTCAGACTTATGTACATCAGTAGGTTCTTGGCCTAGATCTTTGTACAATCTAAACCAAAGTGGATCAGGACCTCTTCTAACTTGGCATATTCTTCCACCTAACGATCTAATCATTTTAGCTTCATTCTCAAATCGCACGTCTGGAATAACATAGTTTTTATCTTTGTTGTTTAATAATTGTTGTTTTACTAAACTTACCCAGATGCCATCATAAAAACCATTACGCATACAATCAGTACCAAATAGTTGAAGGATAAGGCGCGGTGTAATTTCTTCACTAGTTTCTTTTGTCCAGAATTCGTCTTGTTGTTCTCGCCACTTTCTTGAGTCATCTGTGTCTCCTTCTAACATTTGCCTGTCCCAACCAAACACAGAGCTAACTCCGTCTTTTAGTTTATCTGCAAATGAAAGTTTTTCGTAGCTATGTTCTTCGACTAAAATGTCAGCGACTGTACCTTTTCCTGAGCCAATCAGTCCACAAATACCTATAATCATAGTGAGTCCTTTAATTGTATATATTATACGATATTATAGGGTGTTTGTCAAGTGGTTTTTAACCTATGCTAAATCCGTAGCCCATACCGCCTGGTATTGCTGTAGATACTTCAGACTCTAGTTTTTCCATCTCTTGTTGTGCTTCTGACTTTAGTGTGTCACCATTAAGTTGTCCACCACCTTGTGGTCCAGCTATTGTTGCAAACTTGCTTCTAGCTTCGCCTAACATGTATTTGCATGTTGCTACAGTATAGTCTTTCAACCATTGCTTTGCAAGGTAATCATCTAATAACTGCTCATCTGGTCTGTAATTATAGCAAAATAAAAGTAAATCTTCTTCAGCTCTTGGACGTTGGAGAAGTGTAAGTTTTTTCGTAGTGCTATTCCATTTGAATTCTATAAATGATCCAAACATTCTGCCTACTAATTCTTGGTACTGACTAAACATGTCATATGTAGCTAATCCGCCCATATTACTACTTGATAAAAGATAGGTATTCGTATATGCCAAGTTAAATGGTTCGAATAGTGTTCCGCCGTCGCCTCCACCTGTCCTAGATCCTATGCTTCTTCTAAACAGTCTTCTTACTTCCATTATCTCACTTGGTAATGTATATTCATTTTGATCTATAACAGTTGGCATAAAAAAGTAGGATTCTTCTACAGAATTATCAGAACGTTGTCTAAATCTTGTTAATGCTTTTGTAAGTGCAGTTTCATAGTGGTCGGGGTCTAACTCAACGTCAACCATACCGCCACCTAGCATGTTATATGCGTAATCAAACACTTCTTGCTTCTTAGTTGCTAATGTTGCCATATACTTCTGTCTCCGTAGTATTTATCGTTCGATAAATATGTATATGCCGAGACTGTCTTTATACAAACCCGAAAAAGGGAAAGATTTCGAATTTATAGATAACAGAATCTATGAGATGTTTACTGTTGGTGGAACTGATGTAAACATACACAAATACCTTGGTCCCAAGCAAGTAGATAGTGCTAACGCAACTGCGGATCAGCCTGCATACAACGCTGTAGCGGAAACAAATATACAAGATTTATTGTTTTTAGAAAATCGAGATAGAAAATATGATCAAGATGTATACACTATAAGAGGTGTATACAATGTTGCAGATATAGACTTTAATTTATCACAGTTTGGACTATTTTTAAGTAACGATACGTTGTTTATGACTGTGCATATAAGCTCTAGTGTAAAAACTATTGGTAGAAAGTTGATGTCTGGCGATGTTATAGAATTACCACATCTGAAAGATGAATATGCATTAGATGATTTTTCTTTGGCATTGAAAAGATTTTATGTTATTGAGGAGGTAAGTAGAGCTTCTGAAGGATTTAGTCCAACATGGTATCCTCATTTATATAGAATTAAATTGAAACAAGTAATGGATAGTCAAGAATATAAGGATATCTTTGATCAACCAGCAGACGAAGAAGTCCCGGGTGGAGATACACTACGTGACTTGATGTCAAATTACAATAAACAAAAAGAAATTAATGATGCTGTTGTAAAACAAGCAGAAGCTGACGCAAAATCTGCGGGCTATGATACTACTAATTTGTTTACACTAGCTACAGATGACAATGGTAAAATCGATATTGTTACTACAGATACTAGTGAACTTGATGCAAGTGTAGCAACAGAACTAGCTGACAGAGTAATGCAAACACCAAAACGTACAGGATACGATGGTTACTTAATTGGTGACGGAATAGCACCAAATGGAGAAGCATTTGGGCATGGTATTGCTTTTCCTTCAGGACAATCAGAAGGCGATTTCTTCTTAAGGACAGATATGTTACCTAATAGATTATTTAGATACGATGGTAGAAGATGGATTAAACAAGAAGATAATGTTAGAATGACCATGAGTCAAACTGATTCCAAATCTACACAAAAAGCAAGTTTTGTTAATAACATAAACACAAATAGCATTGCAGGGGAAACTGTACAAGAAAGACAAAGTTTAAGTAAAGCATTGAAACCTAAGGCAGATAACTAATGATTGACTTTATAATATTCGGTATTGTTGACAATGCTGTTGTGATACTAGGGGCTATGACAGGCCTAACAATAGAAAAATACTTACCGAGTCAATTTCAAAAAGGACTCGGAGCAGTTGTTGGTGCTGGTTTAGGAAATGCAGTTAGTGACTGGCTAGGTGGTGCATCAACGCTAAGTTGGGATCTAGCTTTTGGTACTGCAATCGGATGTCTGATAGGATTAATTTTTATTCCCATATTTAGATTAATAGAGAAATGGTGGAAGAAGTAAATGCAACATTTTTATGACGGACAAATTAGAAGATATCTAACACAAATAATAAGAATGTTAAGTAATTTTAGCTATAAGGATTCTGAAGAAAAACTTGTGCAAGTACCAGTTATGTATGGAGATATGACTAGACAGGTTGCTTCTATTATTAATGGTAATTCGGAAAACAAAGTGCCGTCTGCACCTCGTATAGCTGTATATGTAACAGGACTTGAAATGGATACTGCGAGATTAGCAGACAGTAGTTATGTTAGTAAACTTAATATAAGAGAACGTGCTTACGATGAATCTGGTAATGAATATCTTAACACACAGGGAAAAAATTATACTGTTGAAAGATTAATGCCTACACCATATACTTTGACTGTTAATGCTGACATTTGGTCTACAAATACTGATCAAAAATTACAAATTTTAGAACAGATATTAATGTTGTTTAATCCTAGTTTAGAAATACAAACAACAGATAACTATGTTGACTGGACTAGTTTATCTGTAGTTAATTTAACCACTACAACTTTCAGCAGTAGAAGTATTCCAATGGGCAC